GCCGCCGGCATCGTCCACATGTCTTTGAGGTACGCCCACGAGTCGAGTAAGTCCATCGGGCGGGCGCGCGGAAATTTCGCGTACTGACCGAGGAACTTGTCCATGCCGAGCAGAAAGTGCCACTGGCCGTTGGCGAGATATAGCTGCTCTGACTTCACTCGCCGAAGCTTGCCCGATTCGTGCATGTCGGGCTTGAGGTTCTCGATTCGGATGTCCGGAACTTGCGCCGCCTCGCGCGGCCGCATCGTCGACTTCGTCCGTTGAAGGTGCTCGAAGAAGAACTTGTAGAGCCGTTGCGACGCCACGTCCTCGATCCCGACGTCTTTCAGCCACGGCTTGAACTCTATCGCGACGGTCTTGACGAGCTCGGCCCAGAGTTCATTCGGCTCGACGCGGTCGGCCCACGCCTTGAACAGGAACCGGCAGCCATCTTCGGCCAACCCGCCAACGGTGATCGCACTTTCCGCAGCATCGTCCTTATCCGACCACGCCGGGTCGACGGTCGCGACGAGGTGCAGGTCTTGGATGACATGCCGGTGGTCCCGATGGCAGTCGCACGTCAGAAGCCCGTCGAGTCGGCGGTTGAAGTAGTGGATGTACGATGCGTTGAAACCACTTTGCGAGACGTCGAAGGGGTTGACGAGGTAGTTGCACGAGAACAGGAACGGCCCGTATTTCTTCTCGATTCGCTGGAGTTCCTCGCGTGGGTACCGCTCCGGGAACACCGGTTCGCCGCGAGTCGCTGACATGTGTGGTAGCGAGAGCGATGACGAGTCGCTGACTGGGCTTTCGTGCAGGTCTGCCGGCCGGCGACCCGCATTCCAATACGGCAGCATCTCGAGGTTGCCGGCCAACTCCGACGAGATGTAAAACTCGCCGTAGCAGTTGATTTTCCACACGAGCATCGTGCCGTCACGGACTTCGTTCTCAAGCACGTACTCGACGACGTCGCCGAAGCCCCACGGCGTCGCGACGAGGTCGATGGTCGAGCTCTCGTAGTCTTGGAGCGTCGACTCAAGGAGCTTGTAGAGCGCCACGGCCCTGTCAATCAACGTCGGCTTGTCGACGGTTTGCTCGTTGACTGGGTCGTCGAGGATGACGTGCCGGACGTGTTTCGAGGCTTGGCCCGAGGTTATTCCCGAAACTTGGATCGACGGCTGCGGCTCGGGCATCAGACTCTCATCCCGCCGCCACGTAAACCGGTGCTTGTTCGCCTCGGCCTTGTGCCAGTCGCGAGGCAGCATGTCGTGGAACAGCCACCGGAACATCTGGTTCTGCTTGAACACGCGTTGGATGGCTGCGAGCCAGCCCGAAGCGTTCTCCTCGACGGCGTTGATGATATTGACCGTCGCCGTCGGGTCGTTGATACCGAGCCAGATCGGCTTACCGACGCTTGAGTTCGTCGACTTGAAGAGGTTCCGGCTCATGATGCCGGCTTTGAGGCGGGCCTGTCGAAGGCCAGATGCCTCGGGTGAGAGTTGCAGGAAGTTGCAGAACGGCAGGTGCAATGACGGCGTCAAGTCCTTGAATCCCAAGACGCCCTTGTTGAAAACATAAAGCGAGCGCTTCGACGCATCGCGGAGAGCCGTCCAGGCAAACTCCTGGTCATCGTCCGCAAGTGTCTCAAACCCCGAGCCCTCAGGCGCTCTCGCGTCCACGACGATCTTCCTCAATGAGGGTTTGGAGCAAGGAGTTGAACTCGCCAAGGGCGTTCAGGAGCGGCGTGATGCGACCAATGGGCAGCTGGACGACGACTTTCGACGGAGCCTCTTCTTGAGCCTGTCGATACTTGATGTCCAGCTCGAGCAGCGCCTTCGCGCTCGCGAGCGATCCGGGGGCTTGTGCGGCTAGCTGAAGCGCCGCAGCTTTCGCCGCCCGGCCGATGATCTCCAGCGGGCTCTCGTCGAGGTCGGGACCGTCTCGAAGGATGGTCGCAACTTCGGGCGAGAGCTCTTCGACCAGCGAGAGTATCTCGTCGTCTTGCGAGAGTGCTTGAGCTTCACCTGGCGGTAGGCCCGCAGCGTGCGCGGCCGCGCCCAGTGACTTGCCTTCCGCGAGCGCCCGGGCGAAGGTTTCACGACGGACGGACTCGCGGAAGGACTCGACGGAACTCGGCACCAGGTTGGAGAGTAGCACAAGTCTTTACACTTGTCAAGGGTTTCTTTACACATTGCGACTGGGCCCAGCCCGTGCTACTATCGTCCATGCCCGAGTTGTGGCCTCTTTGGTGCCCGACTGACGGCAAATTCTGGGGCTACTTGAAACACGACCGGTGTCTCGCTTGTGGCTACCAAACCAATCCAGAGACGGAGGATTCTATGCCCACTCGCCACCCAGCTAGCCAGCGGTTCCACGACATCCTGGCCGAACTCGCAACACTTCACGACCGCAAGCAGGCCGACTACGGCCGCGAAGGAGACCCCTTCGCCAATGTCCGCGGCTCTGCCGACTTCGGCGTCGCGCCCTGGGTCGGTGCGATGATTCGGCTCAACGACAAGGTCCGAAGGATTCAGAAAGCTGCAGCGGGTGGGACCCTTGCCAACGAGAGCGTAATCGACTCGTTCAACGACATCGCGGTCTATGTCGTCATCGCGCGAGTGCTTTACGAGGAAAGCCTCACATGATGAAGGAGTTCTGGCGGCAACAAGCTGAGTGGTCTCAGGCCACTTTCGGCCTCGACAACGAACGCGGGCCAGTTGGTGCGTTGAAACATCTCGCCAAGGAAGTCCAGGAAGCCCAAGCAGACCCGACAGACCTCGAAGAGTACGCCGATTGCCTGTTCCTGCTATTCGACGCTACTCGCCGGGCCGGGTTCACCTACAACCAGCTTCTCCTCAAGGCTTTCGAGAAGCTCGACAAGAACAGGCTTCGCAAGTGGCCCAAGCCATCAACCAACGATGAACCAATCGAGCACGTTCGAGAGTGAACGATGGAACGCTGCTGGACCCTCTCCGACCCACGTGCCTGGGAAGGGTCCAACCGTCCGGGCCGGTATGCCGAGTTCTTATGCTTCACGTGCATGAACATCTTCTGGTACGGTTGGAACGACATTCTCCAGCCACGACCGTTCGTCGTACCCTGCACGTCGTGTGAGGCAATTGCAGCCTACCCGGTGTGGGGAAGGTGGATGCACTGATGCTTGATAAGCTGGTCGACTTCGTCTTGAGTATCCTCGACCTCGCCCGGTTCTGGGTCATCGTGAGGGCTGGCGACGTTGGTGTGATTTACACTTTTGGTAAGCCGACGCGGGTCGTGGGCTCGACGGATGGCTGGTTCGGTACGGGCCTACACCTCAAAGCCTTTGGCTGGGAACAAGAAGACGTAACTTGCGTCCGAGAGGAAATATGGGAGGCCGGCAACACGGCTGTGACCACAGCAGATGGAAAGCAGGTTCATCTTCGCGGAGCTTTTCGTTGGCAAATACTTGCCGAGAAAGCTGTTACTTACCAGACAACGCTTGGCGACGAAGTACGAGCGACGTCGAACGCCTTCAGAAGTGCCATCACCGAGACTGTCGTTCGACGGCCACTGGCAGACTTGCTCGACCCTGGGGAGCTCCGCGGGCTTCGAGCTGAGATCCTCGACCGCGCTCGTAAGACCCTCAACCCCTACGGCTGCAAGGTCCACGACTTCTGGTGGACTGAGCGGGTGGTCGTGAGGACGTACCGGCTGATAACTGGAGAGTAGTCATATGCTTACGTACATCGACCTTCCCGAGGGCCAAGGCGACGAAGTCGAGACGCCGCCGAGGCTGTTCGAAGCAATTGGCGCGCGCTGGAACGTGACGTGGGACGCCGCCGCCACTCCCGACAACAGCCTTTGCGGGCAGGTTGCCGACTGCCTCAAAGTCGACTGGCGAGCGATAGTAGGTCCTTGCGGTACAGTCTTCATGAACATGCCGTATTCTGATCCTGCACCGTTCCTTGCCGCCGCCCAGCACTACTCCGAGCTCGGTGTCTCAACAGTCGCGCTCGTGAAAGCCGACCACTCGACGTCGTGGTGGCGAAGCTACGTCGAGGGGCACATCATCATGCGGCTTCAGCACCGGGTCAGGTTCTTCTACAAGGGCCAGCCCCTCAAGCACGTCGCCGCGTTCCCGAGCGTGCTCGTGTTCTATGATGGCGGGTTGCTGGAGACGGCGTGGCGGTAGGCTTCGCTCTTCGAGCTGGCCGTGCCCACCTCGACATATGCCGACGGTGCGTGACGCTCGGCGACGCGCTGGCGCATGCAGGACTCTGCCGGCGAACGCGCTACCCACCTCGGCACTTGCGTGGTGCTCGGCATGCTTGTGTCGGTTGGCGCTGTCCACGATGTGGACGGTCATTCGACAAGGAGGTAAAGCCATGTCGACAGTAGCCTTCCTGATATTCTGGCTGGCTCTGGCTGTGGCGTGGGAACTGTTCGCACTCAAGACCGGCTGGCCGACCATCTCGCAGGTCGTCTCGGCCCTGCCACGGTGGGCACGGATCGTCATTCTCGTGGTCTTTGTCTACTTGGCGTTTCACCTCCGGCTTGTTTGACGCTTGTTTGACGACGGTGAAAGGATTCCGCGGAGGGTGAGGAGTCGGCGCTATATGGGTGGTAGAGTGAAAACATGGAACCATACTGGAAGTTCTGGTCCTACACCGAGACTCGGCTGTACTTTCGCCAACCAGCGACGGAGTGGATTCACCTCGAATGCCCCGTTGCCGACGCAGACATCCCGCTGGACTCGCCCGAGGTTACAGCCTGTACGCCAAGTCAGGCCATTGGTCGGTTCATACTTGAAGTGGGGATCCTTGAAGAGGCGAACAAAGAGTGAAGGCTCGATTTTGGCCTAGAAATTCGACGCCTACCACCCTCCGGGTCCCATCGATGGCCGGGCCGTCCGGGAGGCTGGTACCGGCATCGTCCCTTGTCAGCGCATAGCTACGCCGCGGCCAAGCCAGGCGAGCGCGAAGGCTACGGCAGCAATGGCGAAGGCGGCAGGCCAGTCCATGACTTAACTCGAGCCTAGTCCAGGCTGTTGTCCCGCATGCGCTCGCGCACAGCCTTGCCGTCCCAGTAGTCGTGCCGCTCGCAAGCTTCATCATCGCAGCACTCGCGACAGCACGGGCCAGGGCCGTGGTTGCACTCAGTGTCTACGATGCCCACGGGCGAGGCCAGGAAGGCCGCAAGCGACGCCGTCAGCGCCCGGGCCGCGTCTCTGATGGGCGAGACGCCCGAATGGCGAGCTCGGGCTAACGTCGCGAGTCGGACGGCCACCGTCCCCTCGAGCGGCATCGGCAGGCCGGCTGCGATGGCGCAGTAGATTGTGAGCTGAGTCGCCGTTGTGTGAGCGGGAATGATCGTCATAGCTTTGTCCTCCATGCCAGTTAGCTATGCAAGCGACGTGCCAGGCGCTAGCCGGCATCGCTAGTCCTGGAAACCTGCGCCAAATGGCATAGTGTGTCATTTGACACAGTTGTTGACCGTTCAGTCAAGAATTCCGTAGTGTACCAAGCTGGAACATGTTGTGCCATAATGGCTTGCCAGTTCCCACGCTCAGGCCCAAGCCGCTCAAGGGCTTACGAGCAAGACTACCCCTGCCGTAACACCCCTCGTCCAAGCAAGTCAATGACTTGCGAGGATCGGCCCAAAATGCCAATACGGTAAAGGGGGGGAGAGTGTCTCATAAATGAGACAGTGTGTAAATTTTACCGACTCGCGTGCGTATACGCAATATATAATACTATAAATATATATATATCATATACTTACAGATATCTCACTTCCGTCGCTCAACCTACCGCCCGGTCACTAGCATGTGTCCAGATAGAGCGATTCCGCGTTTTGTGTAAGTCATTGAATCCACAGACTCGGGCATGTTACGCGAGGGGTAGTTATCGCGCTAACCCATTGCGCGAGTTGACCGCGAGCGTAGTTTTACGACAAGCTTAGCTTTGACTGTGACTTACAGACGAATGCACTCTACATACTTGGCACGTCGCTTGCATAGGAATCTAGGCATGAAGAACTTGAAAGCAGATCGGTACAATCGCATTTACGTAGGTCCTACCACAGCGGAAGCCTTTGAGTGTTTGACGAAGCTTTCCGAAAACGCTCAAGGTAAGCTGATATGGGTAGGGACCGAGGCAATCTACCTACACCCCGCCATCAAACGTCTCGAGGTAGACTTCGGTGGCGGCAGTCCTTTTGTGATTGATCTACGAAACGTCTAGGGCCGGTCCCGTGGGCACCGAGCTTGCATAGGTTAGACCTCGGGACGAGGAGAGTGCTAGAATGAAACAACTCGCTAGCTTTGGTTCTTACTCCGGCCCGAACTCCCTCCGATTTTGGGACGCCTCGGGGAACCAGTTTTGGTTCTCATACAAAACGCTTGTGGCGTTTCGCGTGCCTTCCGGGACGGCCGGCGGTCGGGTCTGCCGGCAGAATGACTGGGGACCGACGACGGGCCGTCATCTCAACTCTATCGAGCCCGACAAGTCAAAGCGCGTCGACGCTGCGACGTTCGAGAGACTGTATGCGGAGGCGTTCAAATGACGGTCATGACCTTCGACGAGACCAGGCAGTACGAAGCCGGTTTCCGTGCCGGTCACAAGTCGGGCTGGCTTGACGCTGGCATGGGATCGGTCTCGGAATATTCCAGTACCAGCTTCGAGACCGACCCGCCTTACACTCGCGGCTACTCCGACGGCTACCGCAAGGGCTTTCATGCTCGCCAACATGAGGCGGCACGATGATCGCCGCGCTCGCAGTCTTAGCTTATGGTGTCACGCTCATGGTCGGATGGGTAGTCTTGCGGAGGTCGAAATGAGAGTTAGTTACGAAATTCAAGGCAACTATGGCTTTGGTCACAGGTACGAAACAGTTACCGCCGAAGACAGTTTCCCCGAAGCCAAGCAAAGGCTTCGGGAGTACTATGAGAACGAGCCAGGCATCCCGTTTAGAATTCGACGCGTAGAATGAAACCCCCCCGCGAGCTCAAGCTCCGTCTCGTCCGCCGCGGCCAGGCCATACTCGCCGACGTCGCGAGCCTCGAGCGAGGGCGTGGCGGCAACGTGGATGATGCAAGGCGTATGCGGAAAGTACCGCAAAATGGTACCTTCTGCGAACGAACTGCACGCAGGCTCCGACGCTGGGCCGTCGCCTACGACGCCAACGTGGATGATCTCGCGGCGGCATACCTAGCCCGCAAGCGCTGCGACAAGCGGTACGTGGACGGCGACGGCATGGAGGACTTGACACGAGTTGCGAGGGCGCTAGCTACGGCGTCGAGGAAGCTCGAGGCGTGGATGGTAAGGCAGGGTTTGCCGACGACGGGGCTTGTGCCGTGGACGCCGGGCGAGACGGTAGTAGCGGCCAAGGACTTGGAACGAGACTTGGATGAGCTCGAACGTTGGTCGAGGTGACCATATGGCAACCAAATTCATGACGGAGCTAATGAACGAAGTGATTCTCTACGGCGGTCTGCCCATGCGACGAGCCGACGTCTTCGCATTGGCAACTGAGCATATGGGAGATCGGGCCGGGAGGCGCTTCGGAGCGGACTACTTCGCGTTCCGGCCAACCGCAGTAGACGCTGAGCCATGGCCGCTTGACGAAGCACGGGAGCTGATGAAGTGAGATACATTCGCTGGACCCTCGGCTTCGCCATCGTCCTCACGTGCTGGACGCTCTGTGGGGCGTTCCACAGGCTCATTCATGTTGGGGCTTGGCTCATGGACAGGGAGTCGTGGATGGAAGGATGCACGGCATGCAAGGACGAGCCATGACTCAAGCCGAAGCCGCCGCCGTTGCCGTGATGTCGCTGCTCGCCGGAGTGCTTGTCACTTTGGCAGGACTCATATACTTCCAGGCGCAGATGCGGGACGATGTCAAGGCACAGACGGTTGAGATCGCGATACTCCGTTCGCGGGTTAGTCTCGTCGAGGCTCAAAGCTTGGGCTGCGCCGCGTCGCTCGCGTCGCTTGAGGCGTGGCGGCGGGCTCGGCAAGGTGGGTTCGGTACGGCACGGATATTGAAAGGAGAATAGCTGAGATGAGTATCAAAGGTTCCTGGTGCTACGCTTGCGGCGAGCAACTCTACAGCGAGCGTGGTGGTGGCTGCCTCGATGCGCCGTTGATCTGCGAGTCGTGCCGACGTGAGAAGCCACGATGCAAGCCCGACGGCACGCTCGAGCGCTCGAAGCTCGACGGCGTGCGTCAAGCTCTCGACGACCATCTTAAGGTCCATCGGGACCGTGGTGACTTTGACAACCTCGAGCTTGATCGCTATACTGCCGTGTGGGGTAGCAAGTGGGACGAGTTGCTTGGTCGCCTTGACGAAGGAGAGACGATATGAGCCTGTACGACTACGAAGTTTCGCAACAACTATCTGCTGAGTATCATTCGTTCTACGCGCTGATCATGGCGGCGATGCGCCAAGCGGATAGCGACAACGCTGAGGCCCTGCGCAGTGCGTTTCCGGACACTTGGCGCGAGCTCCAAGCCCGTTACAACGCGCATGGAGGAGTTTTGAATAGTGACACAGGCTCCTGTCAACGGTTTGACGGTTTGCCTGATAACGACCGGTCATGAGACACTGGTTCACCCTCTGCGGCTGCGCGTTCTGCTGCCGCAAGCAAGCTGAAAAGGAGCGACATGATGAGCAGGAAGCCCGCAAGCAGCAAGCCCTCGATGACGGCCAAGAAGCCTTCGACCAAGGCGCAGTCCCCTCGCCGTGGCAGTTCGGCGGCGGTGACTCAAAAGCCAGCGACGACTGACGACGGTCTCGAGCTGCTGCGCGACGGTGTCGAGAGGGCGAAGCGCGGGCTCCGCGGCGAGACGACGGACTTGCGGAGAAAGCCATGACAAAGCCGAAGTATTTCAAGTGGTGGTGTGGAGCTAAATTCGAGGCTCGACTCGACCCACGAGACCGGAAGAAGCTTCAGTATCGACAGTGGTTCCAAAAGACGTGGCGACCAGCTGGACGAGTCTCCCACGCCATCGCGTTCGCTTTTGGCGCGAACGTTCACACGAGACCGCAGGACCAAGTCACAATCCAAGTCAGAGCCCCAGGGGGGCAGTTTTTAGTGGTATCTGATCACATCGAACGTTCCCGCAAAGCGACGATGCGCGTGCTTCGTCATCTCAAGGTGCTCTGATGGTCGTCGACTGCCTCGCACTAACCGACCGCATCGTCATGGCTCTCGTTGTGACGGCATGTGTTTGCGGCGCGTTAACGTTCATTAGGTTCGTGCTGTTCAAGGATGGGCGGTGAATCATGAGTCTCTCAGAGGGCCACAAAGAAAACACGCAGTTCTGGGGCGTTATGCACGCCTTGGATCGGATCAACGAAGAGGGCCGTAGACTCGATGATGAGTGGACTCAGCGGTTCGACGGCGGGTGGTGGTCTTGCTTCAAATGGATTTTCGGTAGCGGTTCAGAAGCAAACCTAACAGCGCGAGGTGCCTTGCTACGCGTGGCAAAGACTCTGCTCGACGACGTGAAAGACCTAAAGCTATGACAGCCTGGAACAACTCAACCTTTCGTGTGGCTGAAAGTTGCGCGCGTCTCTACTACTGGTCGAACGTCGCTCGCCTCCAGCCTCGACACGAGGCCGGCTTGCCTGGCTACACCGACCGGACTGAGGGTACATTTTGGCACTCGATGATGGCAGCGCACTATGGCCTACCAGCTAATAGCCCCGGTGCCGTCGAAGTGTGCAACGACGCTTTTAGGAAGCTCGCACAAGCTGCTGAATTCGACGAGGAGAAGCAGGCTCTCGACAAGCGGCGAGACTACTTTCATCGACTCTACGAAGCCTACGCTCGGCGGTACGAGAGCGACTTTGACCGCTGGGAGATTCTCGGCGTCGAGTGCCGGTTCATCACGGTCCTCGGTGACTCGTGCCCGACGTGTGATGGCTCCTACTCCGAGGGCATGATCCGGGGTACGACGCTGCTCGTAAACTGCCCGACGTGCGACGACCACGTCGACTATCTCGTCGGCCAGGCGGACCTCGTCGTTCGTGAGAACGGCGTCGTTCGTGTCGTCGACCACAAGACGACGAGGAAGTCCGTCAGCGAGTGGAAGCTGTCGTCGTATAATGAGGACCCGCAGTTCACTCATTACCTCTACGGCGTCTCGCGAACTCGCGGCGAGGAGGTCGGTCATGCCTGTGCCAATGTCGTCGCGAAGCTCGTCAACGTGGATGAGCGGGGTAACCCGTTTCACCGGAATGACGAGATCGTCCGTGGGCAAGTTGACTTCGACACGTTCGTCGTCGAGCGCCGTGAGCGGATTCGCGAGATTCGTGATCGACAAGCTCGATGGGCTCAGGGAGCGGAGACGAGTCCTGGCACGTGGCCCCGCACACCGTCATCGTGCCGGCAGTTCGGGCTCTGCTCGATGTATGGGCTATGCTGGCCAACACGCCCAGATTGGTGGACGGTGCCCGAGGACTTGACTGAGAGCTTCGAGCAAAAACCCTTGAACTACGTCGACGATTACAGTATGTTGATTGAGGAGGATATTCGATGAGCCGACGACGAAAGCAGCCAGCACCACCGGCGAGGCCGCGGTTTCGTGAGAGTGACGACGACATTCGAGCCTTGCGCGAACTTCTCAGTGCCGCCGTCGTCCGCTTCGGCTACCCACTTGCTGATGGTGGCGTCGGCATCGCCATCCAGCTACTCAGCGACGTCAAGACCCGTCTCGATGTCGAGCCACGCGAGGGTGGGTTCGTGCTCGTCGGCCTGCACACGGTCGTGGATGATGCAGCGGCGGCGGACCCCGAGGCCAAGATCATCGCCCTCGAGACGCGCGTCGACCAGCTCACGGCGGCGTTGAAGCAGGCACTTGCGGCGCAGAAGCCCGTGGCCCCACCCGACGACCCAGAGCTCGAAGAGATGCTTGCGAAGGGGCGTGTGTCGTGAGCCTCGTCATCGAAGACCCGTCGTCTGAGCAGGCCGGGCTCGAGGTCATCTCAGCGAGCTTATGGCGAACCGACCGCGTCAACGTCATCGTCTGTGGCGAGTACGACACCGGCAAGACTGACTTCGCCGCAAGGTTCCCGAAGCCGGTGTTGCTAGATACTGGCGAGAACGGCGCGATCACAGTTCGGAAGATGCTTCGTGAAGGTCGGCTCGCCGCCGACATCCCCATCGTCAAGACGTCGTCTTTCGCCGACGCGCTCGCAGTTGTTGCCGCGCCGAAGGCCCGTCTCGGCCAGGCATTCAAGGGCACGTCGTGGGAAGGCTACGAGCTCGAGATGCAAACTCTCGCCGTCGACACGATCTCGACGCTCGAAGAGTGGTGTACGGCCGAGCTACTCGAAGCACGAGGCTGGGCCGACCTGGGCGACGGCGGTGGCGGTGGTGGCTGGACGACACTGAAGCGCAAGATGGGAGCGTTCTTACGCGCGGCGTGGAACCTGCCGCTCAACACAGTCCTGCTTGCGCACGCGGGCGACGCACGGCCGGAGGTCCGCGACCGGCAAGGCAAGATCATCATGAAAGCGAAGGCTGCGGGACCGCTGCTATCTGGCACGCTCGTCAAGACTGCGCCGGCCCTCGCCGACTTCATGCTCTACTTCACGAAAGAGTTCGACATGGGGCCACCATCGGGTGAGGCGTTCGTGGCGTACTCGGGCGAGAACCCAGCGGGGTTTCCGACGAAGAACAGACTACGTGGCTTGCTCGACGTGAGACTCGTGAATCCGGGCTACGAGCATCTTCGTGCCGCGCTCGATAAGCTTGAGGCGTCCAAGTGAGCGGAGGTGTGCGGTGAGTGCACACGACGTCCGCAAGCTCTCAACATGCTGCTTGTGTGGACATCTCGACTTTGTTGGGGCTGGGCTCATTCGTCTTCTCGTCGATGGCTACACTCCTCGTCCTACAGAGAGCAAGCCCCAAGTCGCTCACCCGAGATGCTACTTGCATGAGATGGGGCTCAAAAAACTGCTCTCCATCTCGTTCGCAGAACTGGCTACGGTGCGCATTTGTGACGTGCCTCCAAAGACTGTGCAAGCAATTCTGAAGCGGTTGGGTTCTGCGAGGACCCCATGACTCGCCACCCTTTCGGCGCGTCCGTCGCGCTCGACACTTCGCTCGCGGCGGCGTGGAAAGCAGACACGCACGGCAGCACGGTCCAGTCCGCTAGCCCTCCAAGCCAATCAACCAAGGCCGTCGGTGGACTTATGGCTAAGCCGGAGCAGCGCCCGGCCCGCGAGCGATTCAGTTAAACGAGACCAAGGGCATAGTGCCCACGGTGACAAAGCAAAAAGCAAGGAGACAAGAAAAGTGAGTGACGAAAACAAGCAAGATTATTCAAACCTGACGTTCAGCGCCGAGGACTGGGACACTGGCGGTCTCAACAAGCCCGGTGCCGTTGGCTTCAAAGTCGACGCCGCGAGGATCGAGACCCGCGACACGAAGAACGGGCCGGTGCCGACGGTGCTTCTCGAGACATCGGTCGTCCAGCGGTCGAGCGGGTCGGTGACGGGCGAGAAGTTCTTCGACAGCATCATGCTGACGAGCATCGGGCTCGGCCAGTTCAAGGCGTTGGCAGCGGCTCTCGGCGTCCGGCCAGCTCCCGGCCAGCCCGTCAAGGTTGCCGAAGTCGTCAAGGCCCTGTCGGGCAAAGCTGCCTTCGGCAAGATCGTCCATCGCGAGTACATGAAGGACGGCGAGAAGCAGAAGAGCGCGAACTTCGGGCGCAAGTTCGGCAAGTCGATGGCTGAGGTCTCGTAGAGGTCCGGGGCTCGACCCCGCCCCGAATCCTCGCAGGGGGGCGCGCATCCTGTCCTCTACGACAAATCAACGCGCATCTTCAAAAGGAAGTAAGCTGTGAGCAATACCGGTGGTGGCTATGGCTGTCTGCTCTGGATCATTATCATCATTCTGTTCGCAATCGCATCCAAGATGGGTGCGTGCTAGGTGCCAAAGAAGCCTCGTCTCCAGTGGGAGCCCGAACCCTGGGGGCCGAAGTGCGGCGACTGCCCGTTCAAGCCCTGGAGCCGTGGCTACGTTGAGCCAAGGGTTGAGGGCAGCCGTGTCGTCGCGATGGGCGAAGCTGCAGGCTACTGGGAGGCTCTCGATGGCACGCCGTTCGCTGGTGCAGCCGGTGGCAAGCTCAACGTCTGGCTCGGGCTCGCCGGCTTAACCCGCCTCGATGTCGACCTCGTCAACGCTTGCCGGTGCCGGCCGATCACGTGGGAGCTTTGCGAAGGCTGCTGGGGCGAGGGCGAGATTCTCGCGGAGCTCGTGCCTGATGAGCTCACGTTTGAGGCGTTCGTTGCCGAGCCGTGTTCGACATGCGGTGGCTGTGGCTGGCTGCCCGTGACCCAAGGCGACGGCGACTACAAGAACGCGACGCCGGACCCTGACCAGATCACCGAGTGCATGCGCAGGTATGGGCACGAGTTGCTCCGAAGCATGACCAACAAACGCCTCATCGTCGCCATGGGCGCAAGCGCCCTCTACGCCATCACCGGCAAGGACGATATAGGGAGTTACCAAGGCTCGGTTCTTGAGAGCGAGCACGGGCCAGTCTTGGCGACTTACCACCCAGCCTTTGCGCTTTACGAGGAGTCTCAAGATCCTGCGGCCAAGCGCGCCTTCAGCCGCATACCGGGTATTCTTGCCGGGACCGAAGGCTCCGGCCTCGAGATCACATACATCCGCGACGCCAACCAAGGACTTGTCAATGACTACCGAACAGCCTCAGAATTCGTACTTGATCTTGAAACAACTGGAGGAAAGGACCCAGTTCGCTCAGGCGGAGATATCGTGCTTGCAGGTGCTTCTCGTCGACCTGGCGAAGCTATTGTACTCAACCCCGAGCAGCTCCGACAGGTCCTCAACGAGCGCGAGCCGGGAGAGCTCCGAGTCATCGGGCAGTATTTCTATGCCTACGACTCGTGGTGGCTCCACCATCGAAATTACCGAGTCCCCGATGTTATCGTCGACACGCAAGTCCTCGGACACCTGGCAAACCCCTCAACGCCGAACGACATCGGATTTCTCCAGACACAGTACGCCGAGCCGCCCCTGCGAGAGTGGTGGAAGTCCGGTGAGTCCTACGACAGCGACCTCGCCGGAGTTGCCTTACGGGACGCGGACGCTACTGGCCGTGTCGCGAGAGGATTGGAGAAACATCTACGATTTACTGATCAGTGGGGACTTGCGGAGACTGTTATCATCCCATGGTGCCGGCTCGCGTTCGAGCTCCGACGAGACGGCTTCAGATGCGATACTGGATTCCTCCGAGGGGAGGCTAGTCGAATTGGTGACGAAGTGCGCCGACGAGGTATCGAGCTTAGCTCAGCGTTTGGAATCGCTCTCCCCAAGAAGTCGAAAGTCGGTCTCCCTTCGCCTCCGACTCTCGCTGAGTATCTGTATGGAACGCTTGGACTCCCTACGCAGTATCATCGAAAGACTGGCAAGCGAACCGCCGACGAACCGTCGTTGAGGAAACTGCGGTCATGGTGCGTCAAGAACGGCCACGACCGCGGGCTCGAGTTCATCAACGAGTTCATCGGCAAACCGGACCCTGAGCACCGAGGTGAGTGGATCGATGGCCTCAAGCAGCTCTCGACGCTCGGTAAGGACTTTGCGAAGTTCGCTGGCGCTGACGGCGAAGGCGACGAGATTCGAGTCGTCCATCCACAGCCGTTCTTGACACGTGGCGACGAGGACAATGGTGGCGACCCGCGGCGTGGCGGCACGATGACGGGCCGGATTAGCTACGAACTGTTCCACCAGATGCCGAGACACTGCCGCAAGGCCGTCTTACCAGACCCTGGCCACGTGCTCGTCGAATTCGACTACTCGCAGATCGAGATTCTCGTGCTGCTCTACTTCGCCGAGGAATGGGCGCTACTTGGCCAGAGCCTACGTGGCGAGGTCGACTTCCACACGCGGGCGGCGCAGTTGTTCTACGAGACCGACGCCGTGACGAAGGCCCAGCGCCAGCAGATCAAAGCTGTAAGCCTCGGGATGGGCTACGGCAAAGGCGTCAAGACGACGGCCGAGGACTTGGAGCTGCCCGAGGCTGAGGTCGAGGAGATGTTCAAGCGCTGGTTTGGGATCTTGCCCGGCGTGGCGACACTTCGGAAGCGCTGGATTGCCCACGTCCAGACACACGGCTACTTCCAGACACCGGCCGGCTGGCGGATGTATTTCAACCGTGACGAGCGCGAACACACTCATCGGCAAAGTGTCGAGACGCAGATCTACAACTGGCCGATCCAGTCGACGGCCGGTATCAGAACTCGTGCCGCGCTCGTCGACGTGTGGCGGGAGATGTCTCGGATGTGGTCGAAGGACGATGTCCGTATGGTGCTTACGGTACACGATTCTGGACTCTACACTGTGCGTGAGGACTTGGTGCCGCAGGTGCTTGACCTGCTACGTGACGTTGTGACGGCGTCGTACAGTCCCCTGCCGTGCTCGGATGTCGGCATGCCTGATGGCTTGCGGTTTCCTATCGAGCTAAAGACCGGGTCGTCGTGGGGCGAGCTTACGAAGGTGACGGCATGATCACTCATCTCTTCAACATCATCCCCGACGACGTCGGCGGGCTCGACTCAGGCCGGCCGTGGCTGCTGCTCAACGGCTCGGAGTCGTGGCAGGCGGTCTTCGCCCGGTTGCGAGATGACCCACCAAAGGGTGTGATCTTCGCAGCTGGGTCTAACTCGCTCACGGCGTACCTGCAAGCGTGGGCACGGGCAGCTAAGCCTCTCATCACGGTGGTGCTGCCGGGGGCGGAGCTTCTGAGAGGGGTGTCATGAATGGCTTGGCTCTATGCGCCGGGGTTGGTGGGCTCGAACTTGGAATCAAGCTTGCACGGCCCTCGTTTCGAACCGTCTGTTATGTGGAGGGGGAAGCCTACGCAGCCACGGTTTTGGTTGCGCGTATGCAAGAAGGAGTCATGGATAAGGCTCCTATCTGGTCTGATGTTCATACCTTCGAAGGCCGACCGTGGAGTGGCGTTGTGGATATCATTACTGCGGGATTCCCGTGCCAGCCATTTTCCTGTGCTGGAAAACAGCAACGAGAAGCTGACTCTCGGCATCTCTGGCCCGATATCGCTCGAATTATCCGAGACATCGAACCTGCCCTTGTCTTCCTCGAAAACGTCCAGACACGAGCCTTCCTTGAACCCTTCCGAGACCTTCAAGCAATGGGCTTCACGGTGTCGGATCCCTTTGCGTGTACCGCCGCCGAGTTGGGTGCGGGACATCTTAGGCGAAGGGTCTTCGTACTTGCCCACCAGCTCGGCACGAGATTGGAAGTCGGGAAAAGCGAGCGAAGTAACGCATGCTCGAAACAGTCGTCCCTTGAACGAGGTGATGTATCGGCATCTGTCTGGTGGTCAAGTGAACCCCAAGTGGAAAGATTGGTTCATGGGGTTTCCCATCGGGTGGACCGCGATCGCGCCCTTGGCAACGCTGTCGTTCCAGCAGTGGCAGCGTTTGCATTCAGGGAGCTGATGTCGAGGCTTTGTGACTGAGCAAGCCGACAGGCTCCTCGCCATTCTCAACCGATTCTCGAAAACTCCAACGGACGAGGAGCTAGCCCGTGTCATCTCGTTTGTCGACAAGCACGGTGAGAGGTTCACGACGGAAGAGGTAGTTCACGTCCGCGAGAAGCTCCTCGAGCTGACATCAAAGACCGTCATCGAACTCGCCGAGGCATTCGAGCGTGGCTCGGCAAAGCTCTCACGGCCGATGTACGTCGACGACTTCTCGGAGCTGCTACCAAAGACGGGCCTGCTCGCAGACTTCGTCGAGCTGACATCACGGACGGAATGGGCGACGCCATACCGAGCGTTCTCGTTCTTGACGGTACTCGGCACGCTGCTCGGTCGGCAAATCCACGTCGACCGCGAGGCGTACCGAATCTGGCCGTCGATGGTCACGCTGCTCATCGGCCCGACGGGTATTCGCAAGACTTCAGCCATCGAGTTCGCGATGAAGCTAGCTATTGAGGCCGATGTCGACCGGTTTCAGTTCCTTGAAAAAATCTCGCCAGAGTCCGTGACATCGTGGTTGGCTCAGCGCCGACCAGCAGTCGGTATACTCTACGCGCCCGAACTCACGACCGTCATCAACAAGCGTGAGTACATGCGGGGGCTTATCACGGACCTGACTCGGCTATGGGACTGCCCCGATGTGCTGCCCGTGGAGCTACTCTCGCGCAAAGAGACCCTGCACGAAGTCGCGTTATCGTTCCTCGGCGCGTCAAATGAGGAGTGGCTGTTCAAGTCGCTGCCCGAAGATGCTCATAAGGGCGGGTTCTTCGCCCGCATGCTTCAAGTCTACGTTGCCGCCATTGAGAAGCTCGTGTCGAAGCCAGCGAAGATGGACGACGCACTCCGAGCTCGTGTTGTCGCCGGGCTCATCGAGACTCGACGATGCCAAGGCGTCGCGGCGCTCACACACGCTGCTGATGTCTACGTCGACGCTCGTTACCGCGAAGTTATGGGTGGTGTTGCTGCCGGAGCCGACCCACGACTCGCGGCTTTCATGATGCGCTACCACGATCACATGATGCGAATGGGTATGCTACTCGCGGTGTGCGAAGAACGCAAGCCCTCGGTCGTCGTCGGCGAGGACCACCTTCGTCTAGCTGATGGCCTTATCAGCTGGGTCACGTCGAAGCTGCCGAAAATCTATGCCTTCACGTCGATG